TACTGGCTTTTGATAGTGTTACAATAGTATTGTCAAGAAATTGACAGATGGATTTTTCAACTTTTTCCATACGTTACTCCTATGATGTTCTGGGCTAGCAGTTGTCAAAGGCTGTTAGCTCATAAGGCCACACGAAAGCGCGGACGTTGACCAAACGAGCGATGTTTCATAATCTCCTTTAAAATATGTTTTCAATTTTTTACCTTTCTGTATTTTCCTGCTTGTGGCCGGCAGGATTTATAGACGATTTGCAAGGAAGTCAACCGGTTCGAGTCCGGTATCGTCTTTAGGCAGATAAGCAACAATCTGCCGACTGAAACTTTTTCTATTTTATTAAAGCTCCTATTTAATTTTTGGAAGTCGTAGCAAGGTGCTGCGAGAGCGCAGGTTCGAGTCCTGCACGGCTTTTATGGTTTTCGACAGTCAATGAGACTGTCTTTATTTTTGCTCAAAAAACGAAAAGAGGTGATGGAAAATCAGCAAGTTAAACGTTAGACAGCAGAAGTTCGCAGACGAGTACATCGCTAGCGGCAATGCAACACAAGCGGCAATCAAGGCGGGATATAGTGAAAAGACCGCAGGGCGCATAGCTGGGCAGAACTTGAAAAAACTTGAAATTTCGGCTTATATCGAAAAACGCATGATTGAGTTGCAAGAACATAACATCATGAGTGCCAGGGAAGCCTTATCAATACTGTCCGACATCGCAAGAGGAAAGCGAGACGAAGAAGTCTTGATGATGAACCCTGTTACTGGTGAAGTTGATAGGGTGACGAAGAAAGCGGACAATGCAACGGTTATCAAAGCTATTCAAGAGATTCTGAAACGCTATCCGACTGCCAAGCAAGCTGAGAAGATGGAGCTTGAAATTGAGAAGCTGAAAGCCCAAATCGGTGGCGATCTAACCATCGATGAAAAGCTATCAAGTTACATCGAAGCGGTGCAGGAGGCTTTAGATGGCTAAATTAGACGCTCTATACACACCAAAACAGCAACAAGTCCTAAAGCGTATCTGGTCGAAAGACTGGTTTATTTGCGGACTTCACGGTGCTAAACGTGCCGGAAAGACCGTGGTAAACAATGACACATTTATTGGTGAGCTTGTCAGAGTGCGAAAGATAGCGGATAAGCTAGGCATTGACGAGCCTATCTATATCTTAGCCGGCACATCTTCAACCTCTATTCAAAACAACATCTTGCAAGAGCTTTTCAACAAGTATGGTTTTACTCCAAAGTATGACAAGCATGGCGCTTTCGTCTTTCAAGGTGTTAAGGTAGTGCAAGTCTATACTGGCTCTATCAGCGGTCTTCAACGTGCCAGAGGTTTTACGGCTTTTGGTGCGTATGTAAACGAAGCATCGCTGGCCAATGAAACGGTCTTTAAAGAAATCATTTCTCGCTGTTCTGGAGAGGGTGCAAGGGTGGTCTGGGATAGTAACCCAGATATTCCAACACACTGGCTTAGAAAGGACTATATAGCGTCTGACGACGATATGATTATCGATTTCCACTTTGAGTTAGACGATAATACTTTCTTGTCAGAGCGATACCGTAGAAACATCAAACAAGCAACGCCGGCCGGTGTGTTCTATGACCGTGACATTCTCGGTCTTTGGGTAACTGGTGAGGGTGTTGTGTATCGTGATTTTAACGATAAGATGTATATCACTAGCGACCAAGTGCCTACAAGCGAGATTACAAGCTATTACGCAGGCGTTGACTGGGGATATGAGCACTTGGGCTCTATCGTGGTGCTAGGAGAGACATCGGACGGCAGGACATATCTGCTGGAAGAACATTCTTATCAGCACAAGGAGATTGATTTCTGGGTGCGGATAGCGCTTGATATTAAATCAAGATATGGCAATATTCCGTTTTGGGCGGATAGCGCACGGCCGGAACACGTTGCAAGGTTTCAGCGTGAGGGGATTGATTGTAGAAATGCAAACAAGTCTGTTTTGTCTGGTATAGAAGAAGTGGCCAAACGCATGAAGCTAGGTCTTTTTTATGTCGTTAAAGACAAAGTGAGTAATTTCAAAGACGAAGTTTATCAGTATATCTGGAATGAGCGGACGGGTGAGCCGTTTAAGGAACATGATGATACGCTTGACGGTGTCCGATATGCGATATATTCCAAAGTCGCAGATATGGGCAACAAGATTAAAGTATTCAAGGGAGGGTTTTAATGGCAAAAGTCCATTTAAACAAGCGAAAACTACTTACAACAACAGAAAACGAAGTAACGCCAGGCTTGGTATCAGAAGCTGTGCAACTGCATAGGTCGCACTTGCTGAAAGGTTACGTTGAAAATGAAGATATGTATATGTCTAAGCATAAGATTTTGAAAGGGGCTGCTAAAGAGCCGTGGAAGCCAGATAATCGCTTAGTCATTAACTATGCAAAGTATATCGTTGATACATTTAGCGGTTATCAAATCGGTGTACCAGTAAAAGTGACGCATGATGATGATAACGTGGCAGAGTTTATTAGCGATTTTCGCAAGTTAAATGACATGGAAGATAGCGAGTTTGAACTTGCTAAGCTTGCCGATGTGTTTGGCCATGCGTTTCTATATGTCTATCAAGACGAAGCAGGGAACACGAGAACGACGTATAACAGCCCAATCAATATGTTTATCGTGCATGACAACAGTATTGAGGAAAAGCCTTTATTTGCTGTTCGATATGCGTTTAATGACAATGATCCAACGGGTTACGGACAAGTCATCACTGCTAACGAAGTAATCGAAGCGACTTTTCAACTTGGTGGGGGTGTTCGATTTGCGGAACGCAATAATCATGTCTACGGCACTTTGCCAGTCGTTGAATTGATTGAGAATGAGGAGCGACAAGGTATCTTTGACAGCGTTAAGACGCTAATCAATGCATTAAACAAGGCGGCAAGCGAGAAAGCCAATGACGTTGACTACTTCGCAGACGCTTATCTTAAAATCGTTGGTGTCGAGCTAAAAGAAGATATGGCAACACAGATTAGGGAAAATCGTATCTTTAACTTGTGGAAGAATGGCTCTGACGGCCCTTTGCCAGATGTCGGCTTCTTAGAGAAACCAAACTCGGACACGACACAAGAAAACCTAATCAAGTTGCTAAAAGACTCAATCTTTGCGGTGTCGATGGTCGCTAATCTGTCAGAAGAAGATTTTGGCAATGCGTCCGGCACTGCTCTAGCGTTTAAGCTGCAAGCAATGGACAATCTAGCGAAGATGAAAGACCGCAAAATGCAGTCGGCTTTTAATCGTCTGTACGAAATAGTGTTCGGCGTGCCAATGGCTGCCGTACCAAGCGATGGTTGGGTTGATATTAAGTATCAATTTACACGCAACGTACCTCGTAACATTTTGGAAGAAGCGCAGATTGTGTCGCAACTATCCGGTCAAGTGTCGAACGAAACTAAACTATCTGTCTTGTCTATCGTGGACAATCCAAAGCAAGAGATTGAGAAGATGGACGACGAGGAAGAAAGCTCAAGTTTGCTATCCAGGAAGATTGCGCAGAACGAGCGCTTTGCAGACAAGGACTTACAAGACGATGGCAAGGAAGTGATTGCTGATGCCGAGTGATTACTGGAAACGACGCATAGAAGCTGAACAGAGGGCTAGATTGAGCCGTGACGCAAGTTTAAGTGATGAAATGGCTAGATTATACGACTATCATTTCAGAGAGCTAGAAAAGGAAATAAGAGCCTTTGAACAGCGTTACGCAGACAAGAACAATCTGCCGATAGCAGAGGTAAAAGCAAGAGTTGACGCACTAGATGTCAAAGCCTTTGAAGAAAAGGCAAGGCGATACGTTGAGGAGAAAGACTTTTCACCTCAAGCAAACGCTGAACTTGGTCTATACAATCTCAAAATGAAGATGTCACGATTGGAACTGCTGCAGTATCAGCTAGATTTAGAAATGGTCGCCCTTGCGAACTCTGAACACAAGCTTGCAGAACGTTTTCTAAACGAGGAATACACAGAGACGCTAAAGGCACAGTCGGGCTTGCTCGGAAAGTCTGTATTATCTGCCAGTGAGATTGGAAAAGCTGCGCAGGCGGTCTTAAATACTCCTTTCAAGGGCGCAAAATGGTCTGATAGGGTTTGGGAGCGACAAGATGATTTAAGGCAGATTGTAGCCCACTTGACGGAAGAATATCTACTAAAAGGCAAGAACCCAACAACCATGATACCGAAAATCAAAAAAGAGTTTGATGCGTCGGCTCATGAAGCTAAACGACTAGCGGTCACAGAGGGCGCTAGGATTGCCACGGAAGCAGAAAGGCAGTCATACATTGCTAATGGTTACGACGAATACGAGTTCATCGCAGAGCCGAAAGCGTGTGATATATGCAAGCCTTTAGATGGCAAAATCTTCAAGGTTGCCGATATGTTGCCCGGAGAGAACGCTGCTCCGATGCATCCGCATTGTCGATGCGCAACAGCAGCGCATTTCTCAATGTCTGAAAAGGAATACGAGCGCTTGATTAAGAAAAGTGCAAACTCAAGAAAGTTAATAGACAAATTTTTGGAATAGGAGGTCAAAAGCAGAATATGTCATTGCTAGGTTTTACAGATTAGGAGGTGATCCAATATCTTGACTGGCAGGAACAGACTGCTACTTAGTTGCATAATTCAAACCAGTCGAATTGACTGGTTTTCTTTTTGTCCGAACTTTGAAGACATAAAAAGCCAAGGTATCAGTCCACTCAGGACTTAAAAGGGAGGTGGCCAAAAGTGGCAGAAGAAATCAAAGATGAAGTAGTTGAAGAAGTGGTTGAGGAAGCTGGCACTCAAGCAGAAGCTACTGAAAAGACATTCACACAAGCAGAGCTAGACGCAATCATCCAAAAAGAAAAGGCGAAAGCGAAACGCTCGGCTGAAAAAGAATACAAAGCCAAAATGGACGAAGCCGAGAAGTTGCGGAAGATGAACGCTGACGAAAAGGCAGAGTATGAAGCTAAAAAACAAGCAGAATACATCGCAGAACTCGAAGCGAAAATCAATCGCAGCGGACTTGAAAAAGAAGCGTCTAAAATGCTCTCTGAGAGCGGCATTGCTGCAAGTGATGAAATCCTTGCCTTGGTCGTAAAAGACGACGCAGAACGCACGCAGGAAGCTGTGAATGGCTTTGCAGAGTTGGTCAACCAACTAGCAGACAACAAGGTCAAAGAAATGCTGAAAGGTAAGACACCTCGCAAAGTTGAGCAATCAACTGCAGGAGCAATCACCAAAGAACAATTTGACCGCATGGGATACAAAGACCGCAATGAATTGCTGCAAAGTAACCCAGAACTATACGCACAACTGAAAGGATAAGAAATAAATGACACAAACACAACTTGCACAGATGATTAACCCTGAAGTGATGGCTGACATGGTATCGGCTAAGCTTCCTAAGATGATTAAATTTACCCCTCTTGCTTATGTCGAACGTGAGCTTGTAGGACAGCCAGGAAGCACTATCACAGTGCCTAAATGGGTGTATTCTGGCGACGCTAAAGACATCGCTGAGGGTGTAGCTATTGAGCCAGACCAACTGACAACTGCTAAGTCTACTATGACTATCAAGAAAGCTGGTAAAGGTATTGAACTTACTGATGAAGCTGTCTTGTCTGGTTACGGCGACCCAATCGGTCAAGCAACGCAACAAATCGCTCTTGCTTTGGCTAACAAGGTCGACAACGACTTGATTGAGGAAGCTAAGAAAGCAACTCAGTTTGTAACAGAAGCACCAACAACTGGCGCAGCGCTGGATAAAGCCTTGGCAGTATTTGATGACGAAGAAGACGCAAACTATGTCGCTCTTATCAACCCTGCTGACGCTATTGACTTGCGAGCTGACACTATCAAGAATTGGCTGTCTGGCTCTGAAATTGGAGCTAACACAGTAGTATCTGGAACTTTTGGTGAAACTCACGGTGTGCAAATCGTCCGCACTAAGAAAGTTGAAAAGGGCAAAGGCTTCTTGGTCAAAGTATCACCAACTGCAAATGACACGACTGATGTTGCTAAATACGGCGCATTCGTTATCAATCTCAAGCGTGATGTTGCTATCGAAACAGACCGTGACATCTTGAAAAAAACAACAGTCATCACAGGTGACGAACACTACGGTGTCTATCTGTATGACCCAACTAAAGTCGTTAAATTCGGAGGTGCTTAATGGGTATGTTGCTGCGTAGGCATCACCCAAAAGCTCCTGAGCCAGTCTTAGAGGTGGCAGAAAGCCCCTCTGCGCTGTCTGATATGACGGTGCAGGAGTTACGAGGGATTGCCAAAGAAAATGGCGTGACGGGCTATTCTGGGCTTGATAAAGCAAGCCTAATCGACGCATTGGAGGGATAAGAACATGACGATTATTGAGCAAGTAAAGGCTCTGCTAGGAATTGAGGATAACTTGCAAGATAATCTCTTGTCAATTATCCAAAATCTAACAGAAGCGCACTTTAAGGCCTACTCAAAACAAGACGATATACCAGATAAGCTAAGTTATATCATTGTCGAGGTCGTAGTCAAACGCTTTAATAAGCTAGGCTCTGAGGGTTTATCCTCTCAAAGCGTAGAGGGTTTGAGCATGTCCTTTGACTTAGACGACTTTGCAGTCTATGACGCAGTCATCAGACGCAACTTTGCTGGTAGTTTTCAAGCGGGGTTTAAGATGCTATGAGATTTGACAAACGATGTACGCTTGTTATTAAAAGCGAGCAAAAGCCGAGATATGACGCTGATTTGGGGAAAATGGTAGGTGGTGAAGCGACTGAAAAGGTCGTACCTGCTAATATCGGGCCAGTAAGCGCACAGCTCCAAAATCTCTTAGGTGACAAGTTGAAAGAAGCTACTAAGGTTGTGAGAGTGCGTCGGATAAAAGGCAAAATCAGCAGTCTTTTGATTGACGGAAAACCTTATAACATCGTACGAACGCCAGAACACACCAACGGCATGACGGTATTTTATGTTAGCGAGGTGAAAAATGGCATTTGACGGTATTTTACACATCAACGGAGATGTGCCATTGATGAAAGCCTTGCAAACTGCTGCTAACATGGAAGCGCACAAGGCTATTGTCAAAAAATATGGTGGCGAATTGCAACGAACTGCTAAGAGAAATGCTGTCTTTACTAAAGGCTATGCGACAGGCGCAACGAAGCGCAAAATCACTCTTGAATTGCAAGATGGCGGATTTGAAGCAAAGGTGGAAGCTGGCACAGACTACGCTGCATATCTCGAAGTTGGCACACGGAAGATGAACGCACAGCCATTCATGAAGCCAGCTTTTGATGTAGTCCAACCAAGATTTATAGCAGATTTAAGGAGGGCAGGCATTGTTAAATAAACAACCAGACCAACAGTTGCATGACGAGCTTATCAAGCGCTCTAACGCTCTTGGATTGACTGCTTATCCATATCTGCCAGAAGATGGGACGCCTTATCCGTTTATGGTCGTGTCTTATACGCAGATTATCCCACAAGCGACTAAGTCGTATCTGATCGGTGAGGTATCAGCTCGTGTCGATGTCTGGGGGCGTGTAGACGATAGAAAACTGGTGTCTGACTGGATAGGCAAGTTAATGGCTGAATACTCCAAGATTAGGCAAATTGAAAGCACTAAATGGTCTATGGACTTAACGAGTCCAACGCAAATTATCAAAGATAATTCAACAGAAGAATTGCTATATCATGGCATTCTTGACTTAAAATTTAGATTTAACTAAGAAAGGAAAACAATATACATGTACGGAAAAGATAAAATTTTGATGTTCCGCAAGTTGGGAGAAAAGAAAGCTGCTGCTAAGTTGGCTTTCCAAATTGAGCATAAACTGAAGTATGAGCGCTCAAACGACACGAAGAAGACGAAAGACGGGGCTATTAATAGCGATGGCGGTTTGGAAGTGACGCTTGAAATCGAAGCTGTTTCAAGCCGTGATGAACTGAATAAGCTTCTTGAGCAGTCAGTTTCCGAGGGCTTTAAGCTTGAAGTCTGGGAAATCGACCTTGGCGGTACTAAGCAAGCAGACAAATACCCTGCTAAATACATGCAAGGCTCTCTGTCTAGCTGGGAACTTCCGGCAAATGTTGAAGACTTGATTACAATCTCAACTGAAATGAAGATTGATGGCAAGCCAGTAGAGGGCTATGCGACACTGACAGAAGAACAGCAAAAGGCTATACAATACGCATTCAAGGACACTACTCAAGAAGCGTAATCGAATTTTGGGGGCATCTAGCCCCTTTTTATTTTGTAAGGAGAAACAAAAAAACATGAAACAAATTGAAATCAACGGCAAGAAATACGACTTACATTTTGGTATTGACTTTATCCGTGAAATGGACAAGCGCTACGAGTTCAAAGGGGATGGCGTAAGTTTTGGCATGGGCTTACAAGCGGCCGTTGTCTATCTGAAAGACTTTAATTCGGTTGCTATCGCAGACATTATCCAAGCAGCAACTACGACACAACGCCCTTTGCTTAAAAACGCAGACATTGAAGCGTGGATCGAAGCACAAGGCGACAACTTTGAGAAAGTGTTTGACGATTTTTTATCGAGCTTGAAGAAATCGCCGGCGACAAAATTGAAAGTGAACAAAGTTCTCAAGGAAATGAACCTGTAAAGACCGTCATATCGACATCTAAACAGGTTTATGAGGACATGCTTGCAACGATATTCGGATTGTTCGGCGTTACGGACTACGACGTGGCAAGAAGAATGACGATTGCTGAATACAAGCTCCGAAAACGAGGGCATGTCATGAAGCAATTAGAACGTGAGCAAGAATTATATCTGCAAGCATTTCTGAATAGAACAGCCCAAGCGACAGACAAGAACGGCAAGGCTTACGTCTATAAGACCTTTACGGACTTTTACGACGAAGCGCAGCGCAGACAGTCTGTCCTAGGCGCTAATTATGCAAAACCAGTTAATAGCGACTTAATCGCTATTGCTAAAAGAATGAGGGAATACAACGGAGAGGAGGTGTATTAATGGCAAATTCGAGCTATACAGTTGAAGCGGTGCTACGGGCAAGAGATAGCGGCTTTTCTAGTGCTTTTAGAGCCGCCGAAAGGTCTGTGTCTGGCTTGTCTAGCATGGCTAGCAAGGTAGGCTCTACTTTTAAGTCTGTATTAGGTGCAAACCTTATCAGTTCCGCCTTGGCATCGGGCATTGGCTCAATCACATCAGGAATTGGCTCAATGGTCGGAGAACTGAATGGAGCGCAAAAAGCGTGGAAGACCTTTGAGGGCAACTTGCAGGCTTTTGGTCGCTCTGCTGAAACGATATCACAAGCAAAGAAAGAAATGCAAGACTTTGCGACAAAGACTATCTATTCTGCGTCTGATATGGCCAGCACATACTCACAGTTGGACGCTGTGGGAACTAAAAATGTCGGTAGTTTAGTAAAGGCTTTTGGCGGTCTAGCTGCTTCTGCAGAAAATCCAGCACAAGCAATGAAGTCTTTATCCACGCAGGCTACACAAATGGCAAGTAAGCCCAAAGTCGCTTGGATGGACTTTAAAATCATGATGGAACAAGCTCCTGCTGGTATGGCTGCCGTAGCTAAAGAAATGGGTATGAGTACAGCCGAGCTTGTATCTGCGGTACAAGACGGCAAAATCAAGACGGAAGACTTCTTTGAAGCTTTGAACAAGGCTGGTAATTCTGACGCTTTTCAAAAAATGGCAACAGAGTTTAAAACTGTTGACCAAGCAATTGACGGCATGAAAGAGTCGCTTTCTAATAAACTCATGCCCGCTTTTGAACAGCTCAATAAGTTCGGTATTAAGGCGGTAAATGCTTTATCAGACGCTTTCGACAAGGTTGATTTCAATAAGCTTGCAGACGGACTTGGCAAGGCACTTGATAAGATTGATTTTACTAAAATCATCAACAATGTATCAGCTTTTATCTCAGACACTACGCAGAAGATACAGACTTTCTGGACTGCATTTTCTAATACAGGCGCTGTTTCAGCCTTTACTACAGCGGTTCAGAGCATATCTGCTGCGCTTGGCAATATCTGGAATAGTCTGACAGCTACAGGAGTATTAGAAACGCTAGGAAGCACGTTAGGAACGCTTGTGACGTGGTTATCTCAAATAGCTACAGCAGCAGCTAATTTCATTGCTTCGCTTCCGCCAGGAGTGATCCAAGGCATAGCTGGAGCGATAGGAGCTTTCGCAGTATCAATGTTTGCGGTAAGCAAAGGCGTCAAGGTCTTGACATTCATCAAGTCATTCAATCCATTCGCTATTTTTAGACAAAACGCAGCTAGTGGCTTGGGTGGCGCAAGTAGTGTTGTAAGCAGCGGTGTATCAAAAATAGCACAAATCTTTAAAAGTGTTGGCTTTGCGATTAAAGCTGCATTGAGCGGAGTATCGCAAGTCATCTTAGCTTTTGGCGCAGCGCTTAAAACGGCAGGAGTGGCTAATATTTTAGCATTCGGTGGAGCGGTTGCCATTGCTGCAGTTGGTATCGGTGCTGGTGTTGCCATTATCGCTGCCGGATTTGCTCTCTTGGCAACTCAAAGCGAGGGGATAAGCGCCATCATTGGAGCAGTTGGCCAAGCGTTTTCTGCAGTAGCCACAGCAATTATCGGAGCTTTCGCAGAAGCTATAGTCAAGGTTGCAGGAGTTCTCCCAACGGTAACGTCAGCACTTGCTGGACTTTCTCCTTTAGTTGTGGCAGTGGGAACAGCAGTAGGGCAAGCAGCGCCATTCGTAACAGCTTTAGGAGAAGCGCTAAGCTCCATTATCTCAGTTCTTCCGCCTGTTATTACAGCGTTAAGTGAGGGAGCGGCAGCTATTATCTCGGCACTAACACCTATTGTCGAAATTGTAGGAAATGTGTTTACTAATATAGCTCAAATCGTAGCAGACGCTATTGTTCGCATCGTGCAAGCTTTGTCACCATTCATGCCAGCAGTATCGGAAATGGTTCAAGCATTAGCTCCTGTACTACAGTCGATTGTAGAAGCATTCACGACTTTAGTTAGTCAGATAAGCCCAATCATTGATAGTATAGCTAATCTTTTCAAGACTTTGGGCGAAAGCATCAAGACCGTGCTTGACGGAGCGAAAGGCGTAATCGAAAGCTTTGGCGGAGCAGTAAGGAATATCTTAGATGGTATTTCCGGAATATTTGACGCAATCGGAAACGCTGCTTTAAATGCTGGTAAAGGTTTCAAGCTTATGGCCGAGGGCGTAGTCATGATTACCAAGACAAATCTTGGAGATATGGCTGCAAGTTTAGCGGCAGTAGCGACTGGTATTGGTGCGATTGCTGCAAATGGCGCAGGAATAGCAACTGCAGGAAACGGCATGAAAGCACTAGGCCAAGGAATGGCAATGGTACAAGCATATAGCGCAGGCGCTTCTGCTTCGCTTATGTCAGTATCTGCAGTTTTTCCGGCTTTAGCTTCTGGATTTTCTGCATTAGCTCCGATAGTAGCAAGCGCTATGGCTAGAGCTGTAACAAGCGTACAGTCTGGCATGGCTTTGATAGTGACGGTCATTGTTTCAAGCGCAGCTCGTATGACTGCAGCAGGACAACAAGCTGGTCAAGGCGTTTCAAGAGGTATCGTTAATGGTATTCGTGCAGGGGTTGGACAAGCAACTGCAACGATGAACAATCTCATGTTATCCGTCCAGCGTGTCGGAAATATTGGCGCACGGAACATGATTTCGGTCGGCGCACAAATCGGTAACGGCTTGGCTCGTGGTATGATTGCAGCCTTGCCAGCGGTAACATCAGCGGCTCAAGCGTTGGTAGAACAAGCAGAAGTGGCCGCAAAAGCCAAAGCGATAATCAAATCACCATCACGGCTATTCCGTGACCGTGTCGGTATCTACATTGGCCAAGGTATTGCAGTCGGTATCGACAGAAGCCAGAAGTATGTAAACGAAGCCTTGGAAAATCTATATGATGTCAAAGGCAAGTTTGATTACAGCGATTTGCTTGACGATGGTTTGAAACAACACGGCTATACAGCAAACTTAAACGGCTCGCTGACGCTTGAGAGCAAGCAATCAGACCAGAAAATGGATATTATCAAAGACGCACTCAATACTATCAAGCAAAGCTTAGATAGAGAAGTGGTGCTGAATGTCAACGGTCAAGAATTTGCTCGTTTGACGGGTGATGATTTCAGCCGTTACCAAAGCGACAGAGATTATATTAGCAATATTCTGAAAGGGGTGAGAGTATGACCGAAACATCTATGACATATAACGGAGTAGACCTTTCTGGTCTGCTCAAAGTCCTAGAAGTTAAGTCTGACATTGGGAATGAGCGGTCAATCAAAACCGAAAAACTATCAAGGATTGGCACGATTGCAACCGCAGTCGAAGTCGGAGCAAAAGAAATTAAGGTCAAAGTTAGTTTGGCCTCTTTTGATGTTGCAAATATTCAATTTGTAGACACAACTGAGCCGGCAGACGCTGAGCGAGGAAACATCAACGAGTTAAAAGAGCGTATAGCGGGCATATTTGACGCTACAGAGCCGAAAAAGCTGACGCTAGGTAAATACCCTAACCGATACTTTAACGCTCTTGTAAAGGGCGACATGGAGCTTGAGGGGATAACTGACTGGTACGACGAAACGACTATCAAGTTCTATATTCCTGACGGAGTGGCTCATTCAACGACTTACAAGCGTGTAGTGGACTACGAGGAACGTCAAGGCAAGATGGTCTTTGCGATTGATAATAAGGGAACAGCCGATGCTTATCCAATTATCACTTTTAAAGCCAACGACGAAAACGGCTATTATGGCCTTGTGAGCGATAAATTCGCTTTTGAAGCAGGAAGTATCGAGGAAGCCGATATAGTGCCGTATAAGCACTCTGAAATCCTCTGGGACTACGTCTCGGACAATGGCATCATCAAAGGTCTTGCGGACGGTCAGAAGAATGTGGCGATTTTGAATGACAATTCCCAAAACCTGAACGGGACATTGGCCATTCAAAGCGCTTGGGGTAGGCCACATCTATTTCTTGCCAATCATGGGAGCGGACCTCTTGGAAATAATGCTGGATCGCTTACTTGGGAAATCCCTGCTGACAGCGTAGGAGAAAAAGGAGCGCTTCATGAGTATATCTGGTGGAGACAGATTTTCTGGGTTAATCCAGCTAATCAGTATGGCTTCATCAAGATTTCATTCACTGGTGAAAATGGCGAGTTTCTCTACGGCGTTGAAACTATCAAACGAGGGAATGGCCTGAATACAGAATATAACTTCCTAGCTGCTAATGGAAGTGGAAACTATAAACTGGTAAAGCAATGGACGTTCTGGCCGACTCACAATCCAAACGAAAATCCGTTTAACAAAGATAGTGGTCAGTCCGACATCTTACGAAGAGATGATGAAGTACAACTGTTTTGGAATGGTTCGTATCAGAAATTCACTGTACCTGAAATCAAAGGCAAGAAGTCTATCAAAGTCCATGTTGCCATGGGAGCTTTTGGCGATAAGCCAATCCCAACTCGCATGTATCTTGATAGCATTGTCTACCGCAAGGACTTCGTTAATGGCACAAAGGACATACCTAATCGCTATGCTGCAGGAAGTACGCTTATCATCAATAGCGAAAATGACACTGTTTTTCTGAATAATCTCCCAGACCTCGACCAAGTAGTGGACGGCTCTTTATGGCCGGTTATTCCTCCAGGTAAGTCTGAAATCGAAATCTTGCAGTCTGCTTGGGCGAAGAAGAAACCAACAGTAACTATCGAATTTGAAGAAAGGTGGCTCTAATGCTTTTAACAATCCACGATAGCGCCTTGAAAAAGGTTGCTTTTATCGATAATAGCAAGCAGACCACCTTGAATTTCTTCAATGACAAGTGGACACGCTCGCTTGAAAGTGCGACATCAGTCTTTGAGTTTTCCGTTTTTAAGAAAAAAATCCAGTCTGACACATACGCTGAACAAGCATATAAGCACCTCAATGAGCGTGCTTTTGTCAGCTTTAAGTACAAAGGCCGGTCTTATCTCTTTAATGTCATGAAGACTGAGGAAAACGAGCAAATTATCAAATGTTACTGCGAAAACCTTAGCCTCGAACTCATGCTCGAGTATCAAGAAGCGTATAAAGCGCCTAAAGCCATGACTTTTGAAGAGTATCTGAAAACATGGGGAATTCTCGGTGTCGCTAAACTTGATTTAGGTATCAATGAGATAGCAGACCAACGCAGAGCGTTGCAATGGGAGGGGCAAGAAACCTCTCTTGCACGTTTAATCTCTCTTGCTCGTAACTTCGATGCTGAAATCGAGTTTGAGACGCACTTGAAGTCCAATAGTCAGCTCGACCGCTTTGTGATGAATGTCTATAAAGCTCATAGCGCTGAAAATCAAGGCGTCGGACGCAAGCGAAACGATGTTATCTTGAAGTATGGCAAGAATGTACGAAGCATTAAGCGAAGCGTTGACAAGACGCAGCTATACAACGCTATCAAGCCGGTTGGACGAAAGGAAGAAACCAAGGAAACAACCACCAAGGTTTCCAACCCATCAGCTGCACAAGCGGCGAATAGTGGCAAGAAATACACTGGTGGTGGTTTGAACTACGCTGGACATCCTATGAGCGCTGCGATAGTCCAGACTATCTTAAATCTCTGTGTGCAATACAACATTTTGCCGTCTGGTATGATTTGCCAGCTCTATCTTGAAAGCTTCTGGGGCGCTTCTAACGTGGCTAGAATTGATAATAACTGGTCAGGTATGTCCGGCTCTGCCCAGACTCGCCCAAGCGGTGTCAAGGTCACGACAGGAAGTGCTAGACCGGCCAACGAGGGCGGAACATACTTTCACTATGCGTCAGTTGACGACTTTATGAAAGACTATGCTTATCTGCTGGCAGAACAGACTAGCGGCGGGCGCAAGTTTTATGGTGTCAAAGGCAAGCAGAACATCGAAGATTACACTCGAGGTCTTTTCCGTGTTGGCGGTGCGTTATATGACTATGCAGCCGCTGGGTATGCTCACTATATCGCTCTAATGAGGGATATAAGGGGAGGTGTTAACCGCTCTAACGGTAATATCCTAGACAAGCTTGACGACCTTTGGAAACAACCTAACAATCAATTAAGCAGTCCTAGTCAACCAGTGACACAAGTCGTTAAAGCCGACAAGGTTATTGCAGTTATCAACGAAATGAAAGGCCTACAAGGACGGACAGTTGGTAGCGGCCAATGTTATGGCTTGGCTGCTTGGTACTCCATGAAGTTAGGAGGCCCTGGGCTTGGTGGTGGTGTAACAGGCTTTTCTGGGAAAGTTGGCGCTGGTATGGCTGCAGCCTACATCGGAACTGATTACGCTTGGGCTAATTTTGGTTGGTCAGTCGTGCGACCAAGAGGAACGAATGAGCTGAAAGCTGGCGCTTTGGCAAATATCAAGGCTTACAACTCCTATCAAGGAACAGGGCCTTATGGCCACGTCTCCATCATCATCGCTAATAACGGTAGTACTGTTACGGTACTTGAACAGAACTATGCTGGCCGTCAGTATGTGACTCTTGGGACTTATAATGCTCAGGCTTATTTGGGAGCCATTGAGACACTTTGTTATCCGCCGGAGCTAAAGGCCGGTAAGACCGTAGAGGGTAGCACAGTGACGAGTGGAACGGTTGATGTTCCGCTGCCGGATATAGAACTTAAAGAAATATCTGTCAGCACAACAGAAGTGGTTATTGACCCTAAGAAGAAGCAAGAGTGGAAAAACTCTAAGGGAGAAGTCGAGTTTTACCTCAAGGATAGCTTGCTATTCGCTCCGCTTTCTAAACAGCTATATCCGTCAGTTTTGACTGGTACCGAGACAAGCGATAACTGGATACGTAAGGACATGGAAGTCGATACAGATAGCGAAGAAGTGCTTATCTCCACGGCCTTGCGTAATCTTAGGAAATATTGCTATCCAGCCATCACATACGAAGCAGACGGATATTTTGATTTAGATATTGGTGACACTGTCAAAATCCAAGATACTGGATTTAGTCCTATGTTGGTGCTGGAAGCTCGTGTTAGTGAGCAGCAAATCAGCTTTACCAATCCGAGCGAAAACAAGACGGTTTTTGCGAATTTCCAAGCCTTGCAGAACAAGGTATCAGATAGCTTGATAACTCGTATGGCTAAGCTTGCAGAGCAGGCTATACCGTACGAATTGAAGCTATCTACCGACCAAGGCACGACCTTTAAGAACCGCACTGGCCAGAGCTTGTTAATGGCTACACTAGAAAAGAATGGCAAGGTGTACGAGCCAATTATCTTTTACAAGAAAGGCGACTCTATCATCGGCAGTGGCAGTCAAATGCTAGTCCGTGCGACAGACTTTGGGGGAACTCTGCAAGTGACTGTAGAAGCCTATCTCAATGACGAGAAAGTGGCAACGGCTGAGGTGACTTTCAGCAATGTGGCTGATGGTCAAGCCGGGGCGAAAGGTGACCCAGGCGCACAAGGTCCTCCTGGGCCTAAAGGCGACAAAGGAGCGCTCGACGAGGAGCAACTCAAACAAGTCAATGACAAGATTGACAGCAAGGCTGACAACAAGCTTACAGCAGAGCAACTAAACGCTTTAACAGAAGCTATGCAACTAGCCAAGGCTGAACTTGAAGCAAAAGCCAGCATCGATACGGTCAATGAATGGGTTAAATCCTATCAAGACTATGTGAAATCGGACGAAGCTGGACGAGCTGCCGCAGAAGCTAAGCTTGTAGCAGCAACTCAAAGGGTTGCCAAAATCGAGAACAATCTGGGTGACATGGCCGAGCGTTGGAGCTTCTTAGACAGCTATATGAGCGCCAGTAACGAGGGCTTGATCATCGGCAAGAAAGACGGCTCATCCTCTGTCCGTGTCGAAAGTGACCGCATTAGCTTTTATTCTGCAGGCTCTGAGGTGGCTTACATCTCACAAGGTGTCTTAAAGATTGAAAATGGGGTGTTTACTCGGACGCTTCAAATTGGGCGTTTCCGTGAGGAGCAGTACCAGCTCAATCCAGACATGAACGTTATTAGATATGTGGGAGGTATTTAAACATGGTCAGAGCTAATTTTAGTGGCGCATACGGTCACAATCTACAACTCGAAGTCATTTCAGATGGCTACAGACAGGATATAGCTGGTAATTTTTCGGTCATCAATGTGCAAGTTAGACTCATATCTAATGGATATGCTGCTATTTACGACGGAGCAAACAAGGCATTGACTGTTAATGTCGGAGGAGAATCAAAGAGCTTTTCAGTAGATGCGACTATCAGCCAAAATCAAAACAAATTGATTTTTGACAATGAGTTCAGAGTTCCACACGACCAAAACGGAACAAAGACTGTCAATATCAATGCACGACTAGATATCAATGTCAGCGGTTATGGAAGCGCATCTGTCGGCTTTAATAGACGATTGCCAGACATACCAAGAGCAAGCTCTGGTAGCGATGTGACAGCCGTTATCGGTCAACCAGTGACGATTAACATCAATC